GACGAGGGCAAGATGTTTACTTAAGGGCCGAGGAAGTTTTTCATGTTAAAAATTTCCACACCAAGGACGGTATTGTCGGCCAAGGAATTGTGGCCTACGCAAGTGACGTACTTGGAATTAGCCTCGGCGCTGACAATACAGCTAAGAATCTATTTGCTAATGGCGGACTCCCAAGTGGAGTTCTACAGGTGCCGGGAATTTTAAGTGATGAGGCTTTCCAAAGAATTAAAGAATCTTGGAAGCAGCAACATGGCGGAAGAAAGGCTGGCGGCGTGGCTGTATTAGAAAGCGGGGTTACTTTCTCCCCGATCTCCATGAGTCCCGATGTGTTGCAATTCTTAGAAAGCAGAAAGTTTAACGTCCTTGAGATTGCTAGATTCCTAGGACTTCCGCCCTCTAAACTCTTCGATACTGAAGGACAAAGTTATGCAAGCCAAGAGCAATCGAATCTTGAAGTAGCTACTGATACTCTTGATGCTTGGACAAAGAATTTAGAACTAGAGGCCGACATTAAACTTCTTAAAAAGAGATTTGGCGGTCGAAGAACTGAGATGGATCTCTATGAGGTTTTCCGGGGTGATATGAGGACTAGAGCCGACTACTTCTCAAAAATGATGCAATCTGGAGCGATTACGCCAAATCAAATCAGACGTAAAGAAGGCATGGCCCCCTATGCGGACGGGGACCGATATTGGATTGCCGTTAATAACTTTAGCCCTGCCGACAGAATAGATGAAATTATTGACTCTCAACTTCAGAAAGGACAGCAACAACCGACTCGGGATGTAAGCCAACAAGTAGAGCCTACCAACTCCAGAGAACTTGAAAACGCTGTAATTAACTTCCTGAAGACAAAGTAATGAACCAGGATGTCCTTTTAGCAATAATCATAAAATGGGTAGATGAGAGGCTTGAAAGATTCTCTCAAGAAGAGATCCCATTGCTTAAAGGGCCTCGCGGGGAACGAGGCAGGCCCGGACATGATTTTGTGTTTGAAGAACACGAAGAGGCTATTAAGGCAATTATCAGGGAAAAATCAGATGAGATATTTGCCAAGTTACAAGAAAGACTTCCAGAGCTAAAGGGCCAAGACGGTAAAGACGGCAAGGATTTTAATTTTGAAGAGCACCGAATAGAAATCCAAGACATCGTATCAAATGTGGTGTCTGCAACCAGAGAAGATTTAAAACTTAAATTCTCTGACCTTACAGAATCTGAAATACAGGCTATCAGAGGCCCCAGAGGCCAGCGCGGAAAGCCAGGTCGCGGGTTCGTATTTGATGAACATAAATCTGAAATCAGTCTTTTAATTGATTCGTCAGTAGAAAATATTAAGGACCAATTAAAATTAAAGTTTTCTGATCTTACTAAAGATGAAATAGAGAAACTTAAACTTAAATTTGAGGATCTTTCTGAAGAAGACCGTGCAGGCCTTAAACTAAAATTTGAACACCTAACTGACGAAGAGAAAAATTCTTTAAAATTAAAATTTTCTGATCTGACAGAGACAGAGGTCGAGATGCTTCGCGGCCCGAGGGGGCTTAGAGGTCAGCGAGGCAAGCGCGGTCTTACTGGCGAGCAAGGGGAAAAGGGGGAACGTGGGGAGATTGGGCCGAGAGGCCCAATCGGACCACGAGGGGTTATCGGCCCGGCGGGACCAGAAGGCAGGCCAGGGAAAGACGGACAGGACGCTCCAAAAATCCAGAGAATAGATTTTGAAAGAGAAGGCTCCAATGTCTGGCTCAGATTTACTTTTGATAACGGGGATGTGTTAGACACTAACAGCGTTGTAATTCCCAGTACATCTGTCGGGTATGTCGGAATTGTTGGCGGAGGGGCTGGTACTGACGGAAAGTCCGCCTATGAGATTGCCGTCGACAATGGATTTGTTGGGACTGAGCAAGACTGGCTTGATTCATTAGTCGGCCCGCAAGGACCTCAAGGACCCCAAGGGCCGCAAGGGGAGCCAGGGCCACAGGGGCCACAGGGACCTCAAGGGGAGCCAGGGCCACAAGGGCCACAAGGGGAGCCAGGGCCACAGGGGCCACAAGGAGAACCCGGTCTTGATGCGACAATAGAGTTCTTTGACGAGGGAATTAGTCTCGGAACTGCCACTGAAGTAAACTTCACGGGCCTTGGGGTAAGTGCGACTAGGCTTGGGAATAGAGTAAACGTAAATATCTCCGGCGGCGGGGGCGGGGGCCTTGAGGTTATTGAAAACATTCCTTGTGAGGCTACAGTCTATGTCGGTGCGGCTGTAAGAATGGAATACGGATCACTTACTGAGCTTAATATGGATCAATGGACTCTGCTCGCACTAATCCCAAGATTGGACGTTTTAAATTACACCCCACTTGCAGTTAATGCTTTGGCCGATGCCTATGAAAATTCAAATGTCATAGGTCTCGTCGAGAGCAAGCCAACTCCAACTTTATGCAATATTAGGATAGCCGGAATATCGGCTGCCAATTATTTGGGCTTAGATATTTTTGAGGAGTATTATCTTTCTGACGTTTATCCTGGGGGAATAGTGCCGTTAAATCTGGCCCCAGTTGATCCTGGTACAGTCCTTGTTAGAATTGGACAACCTATAACGCCTACACAGATGTTATATTCTAGGGGTGAAAGAGTGTTGAGGGGATAATGTCTAAACTGCTTATAAAGGATAATCAGAATAGAACTACCGAAGCCGATGGGTTTATTGGCTCTGATTTTATTGACGCCTTTGATGGAAGTCAGTCTCCAGTTAAGACCGGAATAGATGGGAAAATAGACTCTTCTTTATTGCCGCCAACAAGTGGAACTGCCGACGCAGCAAAAGAAATTGAAGCTGTGTTTACTTATGGCCAGACGATATCCGCACTTAAACTTGTTTATGTTGGTCTCGATGGGAAAATATACCCTGCGTCAAACGACATTGGGTATGACGAGGCTAGAGTAGTCGGCATGACGAAACTTGCGGGGAATTTAAATCAGCAAAGGCCTGTATTAGTTTTTGGTAGAATAGACGACCCAAGTTTTACATATCCCACAAACACTGATTTGTTCTTGGGGACACTGGGGAATATTGTTGCAATAGCCCCTACGGCTGGACATTATAAACCTATTGGCCGGAGTCTCGGTCCCGGGTCAATATTTTTAGATATAGGAACTACAATTATACTTTAAAGGAGCATATATGGCAGACAAATATCAGAGTTTAATTAATGGCCGCGAGCAAATGGTCGAAGGGACGGTTACATCTACGGGGCCCGCAGAAGCCGGGAAAATTCCGGCACTTGATAGCTCAGGGAAATTAGACTTGTCATTATTGCCAACCGGGATTGGCCCACAAGTTCAAATTGTTGTGGCTTCAGAGGACTTGGACGCTGGTGACTTCGTTAATATCTGGAATGACGGTGGCACACCTAAAGTTAGAAAAGCGGACTCAGGCAATGATAGAAGAGCAGTCGGATATGTTTTAACAGCAGTCTCCCAATCTGCTAACGCGACTGTTTATTTTGAAGGCAGAAACGACCAACTTTCTGGCCTTACGGCTGGACAAAGAATTTACTTAGACACTGCCGGAAACATTCAAACTACTCCCCCATCTTTGGCCGGTGGAGATGTGATTCATCAGTATCTTGGTAAAGCATTATCAGCGACCACAATGGACGTTGAGATCGCAGATGAGATCGTACTGTAATGAGTTTTGAAAAGGCGCTGACACTAGATCAAGGTCGAGTAGCCCAGGCAGATGTCTGGGCAGCGCCTAACTTTTCGTTCAAAGAAATTCAGTCGGGTCTAGAAATTGAGATCCCGGCTCAAGAGCAGATGATAGTAAGCAACTCCATCAGAGTTGATGGGTCCCTTAAGGTAAGCGGTGAGGCCTATGTATGTCAGTTTCCAGAGCAGGTGCCATTCCCGCAAATCCCCGGCGATAATTACTCTCACTTTGAAGTTTTGTCGCCTAAACTAATACCGTCCAGCCAGGAAATGATTGCGTCATCTTTTATTAGAGTGAATAGCGAGTTAAGAGTTGACGGCAGAATGACAATTCTTGGCAGCATTGAACCAGAGACATCGGCAGTGATCCCATTTAAGATTTTGTCAGATAAAACATTTCACATTGCACAGGATTTTGAGCATTATTTTAGAGAATTTATATCAATCGCAGGCGGCTTGAGAGTTTCTGGCCAGTTTGCAGTAGGAGCATAAAATGGCAGTAATTTATGTCGGAAACAGACCTTTTCCAATAACGCCAAACCCACAATCTGGCGATCATTACTTGGGGCTAGATTCATCAAACGGCAATCGTCTGACGAGACAGGACTCAGCGGGTGTTGTAAAGGATCTTGAGAGCGGTCTTAGCTACACCGATGCGGATGCCGTTGCGGCAATTCAAGCCGAGATCACAGGTGCAACACAAATCCCACTGTCACAATTAAGAATCGCAGATGAATTATATTTGAGAAATGTTTCTTCAGGGAATTTTTTCAAAGCCCGAGTCAAAGACATTCAAAGAACGGACCCAGACCGATTTTCTCAGGTTTTCGATGACTTCGTCGTCGGCTCTGCAACGAGTATTTTTACGTCTTTTGTTTCTGGAACGGGAGCCTCTCATCAGACAGGAACCTACGGACAAGATCTGACTGAAAACGCAATTGGGGTTTTGCAATCAGACACGGGAACCACTGCAACGGGACGTGCGGGCCTTGGAACAGTGTCAGGCCTAGTCGCAAGAGCTGGAGCGGCAAGATTTGTGTATGAGGCAAGGCACGCACTTGAGCAACTTTCCACATTGACTGAGACTTTTGTTTTTAGATGTGGATTGACCGACTCGTTTTCTGTCACTGGCGAAGGCACTAACGGACTGTATTTTAGATATACTGATCTACAAAACGGCGGTCGATTTTTAGCTGTTTCTCGAGTTGCAGGTACCGAAATTCAAGCCGTGGACACAGGATTCAGTCCTGATTTAGATTATCATATATTTAGAGTTGAGCTTTCTGAAAACGGACAGCAAGCCTTGTTCTATATTGATGGCGTTTTGCGGGCCACTATCGACGCTCCAAACTTACCTGGCGGCGGTAACCCATTTGGTGCCGGATTTAAGATTGAAAAAACTGTCGGCGCAGCGCAAAGAAACATGGACACCGACTGGATGAGACTTGTGATTGAAAGAACTTCTGGAAGGTAGTCAATGAGTTTGAATTACGAAGATTATCTTTCAAATTCGTCCTATCTGGCTGACAACGAGGCAAGAAAAGACTTTGGTGCAAGGCTTATGCTCGCCTTTAAGCAAAAAAATATCTCAGAGTCTATTCAATGGTATCAAGCAATACATCTTCACCATAGGCTAAGAGATTGGAGAGTCACTTATCCCGAGGCTCTTGGCGGTATTGAGAAGAGAGTAGATATTATTAACATGATTTATGCCGGGGATATAGAAACAGCAACACTTGCGGCAATTTACGGCGAGGCAGACCCGATGACATCTCCGGAGCATTGGCTTTCACAAGAAAGACTCAATTGGGTTATTTCTCAAATGAAAGCATGGCTAGGGTGGCCATGAAGTTTCCAAAGTTCTTAGAGCCTTTTTTAGATTGGTTTTTTATAAAAGTGATATCCCCGATTTCTTGGGAGACTCTTAAATATATTTTAAAGGGCCGAAAGTTTGATTTAACCCCAGCCCAGTATCGAGAGGTCCTTCAAATTTGGAAGTCCATGAATACTATTACTTTAACTAGACGAAAGTCGCATCTAACTACTTACCTAATTCAAATTGGCCATTTTATTCTTACAGGTAAGTGGGATATGTATTGGGCACACGCTCTTTTTAATGATGGCATTTGGGCTGTAGAGGCCATTGGTAAAGGGGTCGTCGTAAATGGGCCCAGAGAAGTTTTAAATGTCGATGGAGTGGCAATCCTTATCCCTAAGAATGTGCATTTAGTTTCTTGGCAAATGATTCTCGATGAGGCTAGACGACACGTCATTGATGGGACTGAATATGATAATTTGTTCGATGTTATGAATGATAAGAAGGTTTCTTGCATAGAGCTTATTTATGATTCTTTAAAGGAAGTAGAAAACCATAGAGAATTATGGCCCAACTTCTTTAAACTTGTTGAGACTAAAGGTAATATTACCCCGCAAATGATCTATGACTGCGGCGACTTTGAAGTCGTTTATGAGGTCAGAAACTAGGAGCTTATATGCTTGTGACTTTAAATGACATGAAAAATTATCTTAACATCCCTCTGACTGATACATCCCAGGATGTTTTCTTGACTCAGCAATTACAATACATTTCTGACGTTATCGAACAATATTGCGGGAGAAAATTTCTACAAGCCACATATACTCAGACTTTTTATTTTGACGACTTTTTAGTGTACCCAAAGGAGCTTGAGCTTTTTATGTTTCCTTTGGTCTCCGTTACAACCGTTGAAGAAGATGGCGAGCCTATAGATGATTACAGAACTCAACTTCCAAGTGCCACTTTAATCAGACCCAAAGGTTGGTTTCAAACAGGGGAAGAACTTATTGTAGAGTATGTTGCTGGATATACAGCGGCTCCAATTCCAGTTAGACAGGTGGTATTCGACCTTGTTCAGGAAAGATATAATAAACAAAATTCAGGAGTGCCGCTTAATTTTGGCTCGGATGTTCAGCGGGTTTCTATTCCAGGGACAATCTCCATTGACTTCGATTATACTTTGACCTCTAACGAAAGACAGAATGGCTTTGGGAGTGTTCTAGGTAAAAATATGAATATTTTAGATTTTTATAGAAGCGAAAGAGCAATCATCGGAAATGGGCGATTAGTATATGTTGGATAATGCATTTAACACTCTTTTATTCCTGCATAGTCGTCCGGCGACCATTATTAGAAATGGCCCCACGGTACTTACTGGCAATATTAGAGTGGCGCCATCAAACTACTATCGTAACCTAGAAGGCCCGTCTGATATTGTCGTTCGCGGAAGAGAGTTTGTTATTTCTAAGCTTGCACTAGACGCTGTCAATTTCCCATTCCCCAGACGAGGAGATCAACTCGAGTTTTCTGACATTGGGACGCTGACCATCACAGAGGTTAGAGAAATGTTCAATCTCGGGGGAGATATAATGGGATTTAGGGTAAGGACAAACTAATGCTTAAGGCTGAGATATCAGTAAGGGCAATAGGTAGGGGCAAAGACCTTCCTACCTATGATCTTAAAAGTGACTTACAAGGCCAACAAACATTAGAGGGCTTCTTTGCCTATATCCGGGCCGTGCTTATATCTACTGCGGACGCAGTTTTAAAAGACGAACAGCGACAGGGCTTTACTAAAAACCCTATAGTTTTTGTTGATAACCGAAGAAATAAACCAATTCAAAATGTAAATCCAATTGGTAAGATTGAGTTTGTCGACCCGGCTAAATTTTCTGACCCTGAGATTCTAATTAAGACTATGCAGCAAATTATAGACCTGTCTCCAATTTTAGAGGGCGAATATATTGCTTCTCATGTTGTTGCCTATAATGGGGCAATCGTGGCGACAGACGTAGCCAGCTTAACGGCTTGGCTTAAGACTAATCCTAGAATTGTCCCCGGAGACACTATTCGCTTTTTAAATGTCGCGCCCTATGCAAGAAAACTTGAGCGACTTGGGGTTACTAATAAGGGCAGTAGCCGCAGGTACACTAAAAGCCAGGATAAGAGAAAAAGGTCGGGCGACAAAGTATTAACTCCTAATGGAGTTTATTTCAGAGTTTTCAGGTCCGTTAGAAGGCTTTATAAAAGAGTAAGGCAGATTCAATTTAGTTTCGTCCCGGGAAGTTCTTTAGGTAACTTCAATGGCAGAAATGTAGGAGCGGCTAGATTTACTTCCAGGGCCAACCTACGGGGCAGGAAAGAACAGGCAGCGGGGATTGGACAAACCTACCTTTACCCGTCTATAACTATAAGGCTGTAGGAGAAAATATGTCTTCCTTGTATGTCAGAGATGAAATTACGACCTACCTTACTAGCTCCTCAAGTGAGACCTTTTTGGACATATCCGGAGTTTATGACGAGATGCAGGATTTTCTAAGCGACAATGGAGTAGGGCCCAGCGATTCTTGGGTAGGGCTTCAGTTTATTGGGGACAGCGAGGACCCGATTACAATAGATGCCGACGGAACCAAGGGCAGATATCGAGAAACGGGCCAGGTTCTTATTCACGTTGTCGCCCCAGTTGGCTTTGGAGTTGCCCCCGGGATTATGGCCAGGGCCGAAGACTTAAGAAATTTATTGCGGGGAAGAAGGATTGGGGACATCATTATTGAGTCGGTTACTCCGGCCAATTTTGGATTCGGGGCGGCCCTTCAATTTGAAGGCGGATATACAGCCGCGACATTTATTTGTGGTTATGAAAGAGACTTTGATCTTTAAATAGGGGGTTACTTTGAGTTCATCCAATCTCGTCAGAGTGGCATACATCGAGGAGACGGCCTACGGCCAAACTCCCGTTGCTGGGAATTTTAAAACTGCCAGATTCATTTCTGAGGCCTTGTCTGGAACTCCAGACACAGTGGAGTCTCAGCAAATTAGAACTGACCGAATGAGTTCCGGTCAGATTGTTACTGGACTTCAGGTGGGCGGGGCTTTGAGCTTCGAGCTTGCCAAAGAGGAAGCCCTCGAAGATTTCATGGCATCCGCGATGTACTCAGACTGGAACATCCAGGCTCTAGTCACAGTCGATTTAGATATTGACGCTACAACAAGTCAGATCACTCGCTCTGCGGGTAACTGGTCTCCGACGATTGTTGTTGGTGACTTGCTGACTCTTTCTGGGTTTTCAAACGCTGCCAACAACACTCAAGTTATGGTTGCTGAGATTATATCTAACACTGTAATTCGTGTTGTATCCGTAGGAACTCTTGTCACTGAATCAGGATCTGGGACAGCCTATAAACGTGCTGACCGACTTGAAGTTGGTGTTACTAAAAAATCATTCTCAATGTGTAAACAGTTTCTTGATCTGACGACCAAGGGAATTAACTATCGAGGGATGATTGCTTCTGAGATGGAGCTCAATGTTGCCTTTGGAGAGCTTGTAAACGGATCTTTTACTTTCTCTGGTAATGACTATGTAACTGCCGACACCGCATCAGAGCTTATGACCAACGGAAGAACTATTGACCCTGCGGCGACTACTCAGACTTTCAACGGCTCTGTCGATATGCCTTTCTTTATCACATCAGCTATTGGAACTTTCGGCCCTTCTGACCTTGCAGTCCAAAGTCTGTCAATTAGTCTTAACAACAACTTGTCAGCGCAGACTGTCATCGGGGATATTGCTCCGATTGATTACTCGGCAGGAACTGCCCAGATCGGGGTTGAGATGAACGCCTACTTGAACAATGCCAACTGGTCAATTCTTGATAAGAAATTAAACCAAGATCCTTTCCAAGTTGGCTTTATGGTTAAGAACAACGGCGGCTGGTATGGGTTCTATATGCCAGCGGTTCAGGTTTCTTTTGATGACCCTGCAAGTGCTGGAGCCAATCAGGATATTCTTTTGAACATGACGGGCACTGCCAAAGTTGGGCCTAACCAAGAAAAGTCTTTTGTAATCTACCGTTCATAGTCCGGTAGGTTTTTTCCTTTCACCTACCTTGGGGCCTAAGTCATTCGGTTGTTGACTTAGGCCCTTTCTTTTTGATTACCTAAGAACTCAAAAAGGAGAAAACATGAAGTCTAATCTTGATAAGTTTTTTAAGAACTCGGCGGAACTGGAAGAAAACGGAGTGTGGTTCGATGTCTCTGATGGAGTAGGTTTCCTATGCCGAAGATTTGGCGGATATAACTCTGAGAAAGTTAAGAAGTCTCTGGCAAAGCACTATAAGCCCTATGCAAAACAAATCGAACTTGGAACTTTTCCTCGTGAAAAACAATTGGAAATTATGTTTCGTGTTTTTGTTGAGTCTTGTGTGATCGACTGGAAGGGCGTTGAGATCGACGGCAAACAAGAACCATTCTCAGTTGAGGCCTGTGTTAAATTGTTCTGTAGTCTTCCGGACTTGGGCGACACGATTGTTGAGCACGCCAGCAAGTCAGATGTATTTAGAGAAGACTTGGGAAACTCTTAACGCGATACGTTGAGTGGAATTATAAGTGGTCAGAGCACGTAGCAAGCGGATTCTATGACAGCCTACTGGCTCGCGGGATTTTAAAAGAAGAAGACCGCGAGCCGGATATTCAACCTTTCGCGTGGTATGTTGAAGCCTTCCGAGAACTCTCGACAACGAGACAGTCTGGTTTTGGAACCGGGCCTATTCCCTTTACAGCCATAGCTGAATACTCTAGGCTTTATGATGTAGAGGACTTTGACGAGTTCCTCTATGTTATTCGCGCTATGGACTATAAGCTTTTAGAGTTAGAGGCGAATAAACAAAAGGCGAAGACGAGGGAAAATGGCCGTAGGAAATGAGCGCAGAAGTGTAGTGGTTTTCGTCAAGACTGACGGCGGTTCAGCTCTTCAAAGACTTTCTCGTCAATTCGGCCAACTAAATAAAAGCATCAACGGGATTAGCGGAGCATTGGGCAGAGTCGGGACGCTATTCGGCTCCTTCCTCGCTGGTATTGGAGTGCAACAATTTGCACAGGCCGCAGACTCTATCAACTTACTTCGAGATCGGATTAACGCCTTGTCTGGCGGGGCTGACAAAGGCTCCCAAGTATTTGACGGTCTTCAGGCCGCAGCGGTTCGAACTAGAACTTCAGTAGAAAGTTTGGCTATCGTCTACGCGAGGCTTGCTGCCGCGACAAAAGATTTGGGCGCAGACACTTCTCAGGTCCTGCAAGTTACCGAAGCCCTACAAAACTCTTTTAGGCTATCTGGAGCGACTACGGGGGAGGCCACTTCAGCGGCTATCCAGTTGTCACAAGGTCTTGCATCAGGACAGCTTCGCGGGCAAGAATTAAGATCAGTATTAGAGGCCAACGTAGTTATCGGTGAATTACTGTCAAAAACTTTTAA